TAAAGACAAAGTGGCTGAGCGTATTGCGCAAAGCTATGCCCGTGCTGATGGCGTTGTGCTCAATATCGGCGTAGTGGGTTGGGATTCAGGCGGCCACTACACCGATGACGTTTACGCCATGAGTAAAAAGCTTGGGCTAATGCGGGTTATACCCATTAGAGGTGCCAACGTTTACGGCAAGCCGATCGCCAACTTCCCCCGTAAGCGAACCGCCAAAGGTGTTTACTTAACGGAGGTTGGTACCGACAACGCCAAAGAGCTGTTGATGTCGATGTTGCGAATTGCCCCTGATGTTGATGTGCGTAAGCCTGGTGCAATTCACTTCCCGTTAAACGAAGCGGTATGTGATGACGTTGAGCTGCAACAGCTCACCAGCGAACGCAAGGTGCCGGTGCGCCAAAACGGGCGGATCATCTATAAATGGGACAACCAAAAGCGCCGCAACGAGGCGTTAGATTGTTTCGTTTACGCCTTGGCCGCGTTGTATATCGCGATAGAAAAATTCGGCATCAATCTCGACAAGCTTTCACAAGTTACCCCGATCGCCATATCAAGCGACCAACCCAAAGAACCAAAACCCAAAGCCGTAAAACAGGCCAATGCAAATGCTGCTTACCTAAACGGTGGCGGTGGTGGCAGTTCTGGCGGTTGGCTGTAGTTAATGCCAATAAAGCCAAGGATAACAGCATGACCAAAACCCAATGCCAAGAGATGATCGATGCGTACTTTAAGGCCGAGCTTGATGTGTTGGCAGGTAAGCAAACCACGATTAACGGCAAAACCATGACCACAGAGGACCTAGGCGAAATTCGCAAAGGTCGGCTTGAGTGGGAGCGCCGTTTAAATGCCTTTAGCCGCCCACAGGGTGGCGTCAAGTTAGCCAGCTTTAACTAATCAAGCCGCATTAATAGGGCATGTCTAAAAATATAAGTCGGAGCAACACATGAGCATTATCAATGATGCGCTGGCGATATTTGCCCCGCGTTTAGCATTACAGCGTGAAGCGGCCGCAATGAGCTACCGCAACCTGAAAGGGTATGAAGCCGCCAGCCCAAGCCGCACGCATCGCGCTAAAAAGGAAAGTCGCGGGGCAAACCAAGCGGTATTTGCTGCAGGTAAAAGCCTGCGTGAGCAAGCGCGCTGGCTGGATGAAAATCATGATCTCAGTATCGGTATTCTCGACCGCATGGAAGAAAGGGTGATCGGTGCCCAAGGCATTGTGGTTGAACCGCAGCCGCGCAGTATTAGCGGTGAAATCCTAGATGACTTAGCCAACGATATTCAGCGCCGTTTCGGTGCATGGTCGCTTAAGTGTGACGTGACGGGCCGCTTTAGTCGTCCTGAATTAGAGCGCTTGGTGTTACGTAGCGCCCTGCGTGATGGCGATGTATTCGGCCAGCATGTTATAGGTAAAGTGGCTAAGTTCGGCCACCCAAATGAGCAAGGCACTCAATACAGTATTGAAGCGTTAGAGGCCGACTTTATCCCCTACGAGTTAAACGAACCAGCAAAGCGGGTACGCCAAGGGCTTGAGGTTAACGGCTGGGGCCAAGTGGTTAACTATCACGTATTGCTCGATCACCCTGCGGATCAAGTCGGCTTTCGCTACAAAACCAAAGTGATACCCGCATCGAGCATGATGCACTTAGGCTTATTTAAACGCTTGCACCAGCTGCGTGGCGCTTCGTTATTCCACGGCATTTTAACCCGCCTTGGCGATATCAAAGACTATGAAGAATCTGAGCGAGTAGCGGCTCGGATTGCGGCCGCGCTGGCGTTTTACATCAAGCGCGGCGATGCCGCCATGTTTGTTCCTGACTCAGGTGGTGAATCGTCAAGCCGCGAAATCCCCATTGCACCTGGCATGACCTTCGATGATCTCAAGCCCGGTGAAGATGTTGGCATGATTGAATCCAATCGGCCTAATGTGCACTTAGTTGATTTTCGTAACGGCCAATTAAAAGCCGCCGCAGCCGGTACCCG